TATGATCGACTTCTATCTCGTTGTGCTGCGCTAGAGCGTGTCCGTCAGCAGGCGCAAGCTCTCATCGACTATGAGGATGCCGGTCCCGATGACCCAGCCGGAAAGAGTTGGATGCATTGGGAAGAGAAGTTTGAAGCCCTGCGCGACGCCCTGAAGGAGGCTCCACAATGAGCGACGATCTGGCAGGAGGCGACGCCCTCCGTGAGGAGATCACCCACCTCCGCTCCGAGGTACTGGAACAAGCCCGCCTGCTGGACATGAGCGCGGAGCGGGAGGCAAGGCTGCGCGCCCGCGTCGAGGAGCTATGGGGCAAATGGAGTCTAGTGAGGCGTGAGGAGGCAAGGTTGCTCGCCCGCGTCGAGGTGCTGCGCGAGCCCTTGGCGGTCTACGTCCACGCGCACCAGACAGGCAATTCCGTGCCGCCGCACATTGAGGCAGCAGCCCGCGCTGCCCTGAAGGGGGCAACACCATGAGCGTTGCAATCGGGTTGGCGATAGTGTGGGGATCGGTGCTTATTTTCGTCGCGGGGGTTGAGGTCGGACTCCGTTGGTCCGAGGCGAGTTGCGGACAGTATTGCCCACGCGCATTCAAGAAGGCCCAGTCATGAGCGACGACCTAATAGATCGACTGCGCTCTCCTGAAGAGATCGTGCAGTTGCGCGCCGAGATCGAGCGCCTCCGCGCCGGTCTCCAACGCATCGTGGAGGGTGACGGCTTCTGGGATGCACCCTCGCTGGCTCGCGACCTCCTCGCAGGAAAGGATGTGACATGAACGAGCGTCATTGGTTTGCAATCGCAATTGCAATCCTACTGATCATGCTTGGTATGAATCTATGAACAGACCGCTATACGAAACGCAACATGACAGGCTTGCAGAAGCTCGCGTTGCGAAGAAGGTTGCAGACAAGTGGGCATTGAGGCCCATTAAGCTGCGACCGACATACGTTGTTGACTATGCATTGATGAAGGAAAATATCTGCGCTGGATTCATGGAGGTGAAATGCCGCAACTACACCATGAGCGAGATGGACAAGATGGGCGGCTTCATGATCTCGCTCGACAAGCTTGCCAAAGGCATTCAGCTTGCTCGCATCGGCAGGGTAGTATTCACGATTGCAGTTAGCGCAAAGGGAGTGATCTATTACTACGACATCAAGGATAACAATATCCTGAACTGCCACGATGGGCTGTCATTTGGTGGACGCACGGACAGGGATGATCCGCAGGACGTAGAGCCTGTTGCGCTGTTCAAGGCTGCGAGGTTCCAGAAGCTATGACCAACACCGTATGCAAGGGATGCATCTACGCTGACTGGCATCGCGATGTTAAGAAGCGGCTGCACTTCAAGGGCACGGGGCATTGCACTCGGCTGGAGGAGTACCCGGTGGATATGAAGCTTCCTGCTGCGTTCCATTGGCCGGGAGGGAAGGAGCCTGCGCCATTCGGAGGATTCATTACCCGTCACCATGAGATGGAGCGCCTCTGCCCGTTCAAGGTGACGGAGAAGACGGAAGGGGCCGATCTTGACTCCCTGATCCGCGCTTTCGAGGATGCCGTCGTGATGGTGCGAGAGGCTGATGTAGATGCCCAGCCAAGGGCTGCTCTGGCCTATGAGACTGCGCGGATTGCATTGAAAGCTGAATATGTGAGGATGAAAGATGCCGCAGATAATTCTGACTGATCCTTGTTATTACTGCGGCAGGAAGCTCGATGACGTAGCAAAGAATGGTTGCGGATCAGAAGAGTTTCCGAAGAGTATTGTAGACAAATGGTGCGCTGTTGTTACTGCTGCGAGGTTGTCCCGTGATGTCCAAGTCGCAGATCAAAAGTGAAAAGCGCAAGCGCATGATGACCGTGCGCCAGCTTCTTCATTTCGAGAACGTCAGGATACAGGGTGCGAACTACGCGGGCCGGGCTTGCTTCAAGCAGCCGCTAGACAACATCGATCCCCTGCTGATCCAGTTGAGTGGCATACTGGAGGAGAACGCAGGCTTCATCTCCGAGGTCTGCAAGCGAGCGGGAGTGGGCAGGTCTACTGTCCAGCGGTGGATGCACGAAGGGAAAGATCCCAAGCTCAGCTACCTGCGCGCGATGCTGAATGCGATGGGGTACGACCTGAGAATCGAAAGGATGCGTGATGACGATTAAGAAATTTGACTTGATCAGTTCGCTCAGGCAGAAGGCTATCTTCGATGTATCGAAGTACGCTCATATGCCGACTGAGCAAGATGTAATGGAGCATATTTGCTGGAAAGCGGCAGAGGAATTGGATAAGTGCAAGTCATGCAAGGTGGATAGCAATGCCGTTCGTGGAGATTGATGGGCAGAAGATCGACGTAGACGAGATGCTCAAGGACATTGAGCGTACCGAATGCGAAGACAGCCTGTATGAGTTCCTGCGGAAGGGGTGGCGCAACATCGACCCTGCGCCGTTCGCTGAAGGCTGGCCTATCGAAGCGGTCGCGGAGCATCTGCAAGCCGTGGCGGATGGTGACATCCGCAGGCTGATCATCAACATCCCGCCTCGCTGCGCGAAGTCGAGCCTGACCAGCGTGGCGTTCCCGGCTTGGGTATGGGCGCAGCCTTGGCAGTCGGATACCTCTGGCGCGGGGGTTCAGTTCCTCCATGCGAGCTATGCCCAGCAGTTGAGCCTGCGCGATAGCACGAAGTGCCGAAGGCTGATCGAGAGTCCTTGGTATCAATCGCTGTGGGGCAGCAGGTTCGCCCTGACCGGCGACCAGAACACGAAGACGAGGTTCGACAACACGGTGGGAGGCAGCAGGCTCTCGACATCGGTCGGCTCTGCGCTGACGGGCGAGGGCGGCAACATCATCGTCGTGGACGATCCCAACGCAGCGCAGGAAGCGTTCAGCGAGGCGACCATCGAGACCACCATCGAGTGGTGGGATGGTGCGCTATCGACGCGACTGAACAATCCCAAGACGGGTGCCTTCGTCGTGATCCAGCAGCGGTTGAGCGAGGAGGATCTCACGGGGCATATCCTGTCTCGCGAGTCTGGCCTGTGGACGCACCTGATGCTTCCCATGCGCTACGAGCCTGAGCGCAGCTATGTGACCAGCATCGGCTGGCAAGACCCGCGCAAGGAGGCTGGTGAGCTTCTGTGGCCCGAGCGTTTCGGGGAAGAGGAGGTCACGGTCCTTGAGAAGCAGATGGGGCCTTGGACGGCTGCGGGGCAGTTGCAGCAGCGTCCCGAGCCAAAGGGTGGTGGCGTCATCAAGCGTGAGTGGTGGCAGCTATGGGATCAGGAGATGTATCCCGGCGTCGAGTACGTCATCGCATCGCTGGATACTGCGTACACGACGAAGACATCGAACGACCTGTCTGCGATGACCGTGTGGGGGATCTTCTCTGGCGGGGATGGCAAGGCTCAGGTGACGCGCACGATTGCACCGGGCGGCGAGATGATGTCCTCCGTTACCCGCACCTACACGGAAGAGCATCCCCGAGCGATAATGATGTTCGCGTGGCAGGAGCGACTGGAACTGCATGAGCTTGTGACGAAGGTCGCGGACACCATGCGGAAGTTCAAGGTGGACAAGATCCTCATCGAGAACAAGGCAGCAGGCCACAGCGTCGCGCAGGAGATCCGCAGGCTCTACAGCCACGAGTCCTTCGCCGTGCAGCTTGTCGATCCCAAGGGGCAGGACAAGTTGGCAAGGCTATACAGCGTTCAACATCTCTTCGCGGAGGGGCTGATCTACGCGCCCGAGCGGTCATGGTCCGACATGGTGATCACGCAATGCTCGACGTTCCCGAAGGGCAAGCACGACGATCTTGTGGACACGGTGAGCATGGCTTTGCGGCACCTGCGCGAGACCGGGCTGATCATCCGGGGGCCTGAGTGGACGGCTGATCTGGACGAGAAGACTCGCCATGTTGGCTCTGCGCCTCCACCGCTGTATGCTGTATGATAGTTTGCCGGATTAGCTCAGTTGGCAGAGCAGCGGTTTTGTAAACCGTTTGTCGTGGGTTCAAATCCTGCATCCGGCACCAGAATGAGAGGGGAAGATGGTTCTTGCTAGCGCGACTGTAGATGTCATCCGACCGAGCAATCCCAAGAAGCTTGGGCTGTTCGCGGTGCATGTCTGGGGCCAGCCTCCCCATGCTGAAAAGCGCAACTATGAAATTCTTGCGCCCAATGATACTATGGCGGCTCAGGAAGGTATCCGTCGCTTCGTTGCCGAGATGGAGCGCATCTCCGTAGAGGGTGGCTGATCATGCCCATGACTCCCGGCCTTGTGCCGAATCTTCGTCAGGTCTTCCCGTCTCTGGATGCAGAGGAGGCGGGGCCGGGGGTTGTTGTCGAGATCGATGAGGGCCAGCCAAAGGAGGAGCGCAACGATAGCGGCGAGCTTCTCCGCATCGAGCATGAGGATGGCTCGATCAGCATCTCGCTGGATGGCAAGGGCATTGGCGAGGAGGGGCAGTCCGAGGCTGAGTACGCGAAGGAGTGGTTCCGCAACCTTGTCGATGACATCGATCAGGGCGAACTGAGCCGTATCAGCGAAGAACTGATGCGCGGTATCGGGGACGATCTCCAGAGCCGCAAGGATTGGATCGAGGACCGCGCGCAGGGCATCAAGCTGCTGGGGCTGAAGATCGAGATCCCCGGCTTGCAGGGCGCGAGCGATGGCGCTCCGGTCGAGGGCATGAGCAAGGTGCGGCATCCGCTGCTGCTGGAGGCTGTGCTGCGCTTTCAGGCCAATGCCCGCAGCGAGCTTCTGCCGACCGATGGGCCTGTGAAGATCCGCAACGACGCCACGGGCAGCACACCGCAGCAGGACAGGCTTGCGGAGGCTCTGGAGAAGGATCTCAACCACTACCTGACCAGCGTCGCGTCCGAGTACTACCCGGACACGGATCGAATGCTGCTGATGCTT